GGGGATGGTTGGGTCGTCTACCATATTGTTAAGGGTTTGCGATTGTCCTATCTATATTTTGAGTGGGATAACGCCGTCGTTGTTTTGCAGATGACCGTTAAATTATTTGGGGAAAACAACGACGGCGAACCGACCTCCGATAACTATAAAAAATCCTGTGATTGGGAGCGCGAAGCACGCCTAATAGCGGCCCGCGATTGTCTTTATTTTGATGATGATTGCGATAGTGACGATGATTAATTGATTTGATTGTCAAGAATAACCAATAATCCCTAGGGGTCAAGCTAACCTCTAGGGATTAGTTTTATTTTACGCTTGTAGCGATCGCATTCCCTACACTTCCCAGTAAGATAGCTCCACTAATTACGGGAGAGATTAACCATTTGCTGAATAACATTTTCTAATCTTGGCTCCACTTGTTTCTTAATTGATTCCCCCACTTTTTGATCGCCGTTTACGGTAATTGGAATATTTATTGTTGGAGAGATTGTCGTCTGCCCTTTCTCTGTGGCTTGTTGCAACGCCCGTAAGAAGTCTGGGGGAATACTAGGGGATAAAACGGGAGACAGGGCGGAGGGGAGTTTTAGAGGATCCGTTAATTGAGGAGAAGGTACTGATCCCCCTCCAAGTCCGCCAGTGAGTTTGTAGATTTCAGAAGATGCGCTACCTGTTGCACCAGAGAACTCCCCATCCCCTCTTATGCTCCGCATTGTTCCCTCTGCGGACATCCCTCCTGGCAATCTTCTGCTCCCTTTTAATCCACTTTCTCTGAGGGCTTGCTCTCCCGTCGCTGCGGCTCGACCCGTTAGATCGCTTACGCTGCCCACTCCAAAGCTTTCATTCAGAACATCTTCCTTAATATCGTTCATCCGTTGTCGTCTCAAACCTCGATTGGGGGTATTGTTAGCAAGTTCTACCTGAGCAGATCGGATCATCCCTTTACTTCTATAGTCTAAAGCCTCTCTCTGGAGTTTGAAAACTTTTGACTGGTTAATATGTTGTTTCCGTAATAAATCCAAGTTTTGCTCTTGGTAGCCAACGTTCTCTCCTGCTATATCTGCCGCTGTTTGCAGGTCGTCTAACTCTTCTGGGGTTGTTCTAGGATCTTTCTTGGCTGATTTAAGAGCATTATCAGCTTTTCTTTTTTCAACTTTCGCATCATTCAACGCCCTTCTAGCAGCTAGTTTGTCCCGTTCTATTTCAATACCTTTCATTAATTGTTGGGATATCAGGCTTTGTTTATCAAATTCAGCTTGTTGTATAGCTGATTTTAATTTAATAGCCGAGATTAATTCAGCGAGTTGTTTTTTCTTCCGTTCAGAGCGTTCTCCTTGGACTAAAGCATCTAATTCCCCTGAGTAAAAGCTACTAGCCGCGTCAAACACCCCTTTTTGTGCGTCCTGTAATTCCGAACGCATTTGAAGGGCTTTATTGAGAATATCGAATTTCCGACTCTGATTATCTAGTTCGTTATTCTGGCGTTTAATAGTGTTCTCATAAGCTTGTGCTTCCTTGTTTAATCCTGCTTCGTATTTCCTTACGATTGCATCAATCAACTGCCCCTGAGCCTCAACCAACTGCAACTGGAGCTTGATTTTCTCGCCAGCATCCGTCTCTAAACTAATTTTGGTTTGTAATGTTCTAATGGCTTGCTGTGCTATTGTTAGATCATATTCTTCCCCAAAAATCTTCCCTTGGTTTAGCAGGGTTTTTAAGGCAATTATTTCCTTAGTATTCTTAATTTCGGTTTCGGCAATCTCTAATGCTGCCCAGGCTTCTCGTTCTTCCCTGGTAGCTTCCTCTAGGGACAGTCTTAATTTGGCTTGTTTATTGACATCTTTTTCTCGGCTAAGTTGAAATTGCAACTCCTGAACTTTATCGGTAGCACTTGAAGCCCCTTCTAGCTCCCTGAGTGCGTTACCACTATTAATCTGCTTTTCTATGCTTAATAATTGAGCATCATTCTCTTTGGCGATGTTCCCTAAAACGGTTTGAGTGTGGGCATCCCAGGCTTCCTTCTCGGTTTTCAACATCCCTAGGGATTGTTGGAGTTGTTCTTGTCTTAGCTTTCTGATTTCAGTTTGTCTATTAGCCTCTAGTCGTGGGTCTGAGAGTGCGGGTTGAGCTTTTATTGCCTCTAGTTTTTTAAATGTGTTATTGTATTCAGACTCAAGAGTTTTGAGGTTGTTTTTAATATTTTCCTCGTCAATTAAGTTCCGATCACCTCCAAATTCATTAAACGACTTCTGAACTTCATTTTGTCTAATTAGTTCAGCTTCTTTAACTAAATCAACAGTTTTTTTAAGTTGTTTTTCTAGTGTAGAAAGTTCTTGGTCGTAGCCATCCTTGATTGTTTTTTGACGCTGAACTTGGAGTTTTCCGATTTCGGCGTTGACAGCTTCTCGACCTTCTTTGTCAGTATCCGCTAACTTCTTTAATTTGTTCTGTTGTTGCCTGATTTGTTCATCTAACCCCTTGATTTGTAATTGTGATTTTTGGCTATTGTAGTTTTCCTCTGTGGATAATCCTTGAGCAAGATATCCCTCGATGATTGACTGTTGCTCCTGAAAGTTTTTAACCAGTTCCTCGTTTCGTTTAGATCGTTCCTCTGCAATGGCTTTAGTGATATCCGATTCTATTTTCTTAATTTCTTCCCCTGCTTTTCGGACTGCTTCAAGATTTCCAAAGGATTGTTGTTCAGACTGAATCCGTTGTTGTGCTGCCTTGCGTTCCTCTAATTCCTTAATTGTTAGTTCGGTGGTTAATCTCTCTGATTCTCTAATTCCTATCTCCCCATTCTTTTGTTGAGACTCTATTTCGGCTTTTTGTTTTGCGATAGTATCGGATCGCTTTTTGCTTTCCTGCTCAATGACTTTAGTAATTGTTTCCTGTGCTTTGCGTTGAACCTCTTGATCTAACCTTGTATCATAGGCTAATTGACGGAGTTTGCTAGTAACATCCCTATCAATCGTTTGCCCCATTTCTAATAGAGCCATGTTAAACTCAATAACCTCGGACGCTTTTTTCTTGAACACATCCTGATCTCCAGATGGTTTTAGAATTGCATCCATAGCTTCATTTGCTTTTTTCTTTAACTGTTCTAACGCTGTTCCTAATACCGTTAAATCTTTTGGGGCAATAACCACGTTAGAGGAGGCTTGGGCTAATGCCGTTTTTAACTTTTCTAACTCGCCTATTTGAGATTGAATATTAGACTTGTTAGCATCCCCTTTGACCGTTCTTTCTTGTTCTTTTAGTGCAGCTATCTGATCCTCGATAAGTCCAATTCTTAGCCGTGCCTGTGTTTGCAATTGCCGATTTTTCCTGTATTCTCCATCCGTTAATCTAATACCTAATTTATCAGCTTCCTGTTGCTTTTTCTGAGCCACAGACAGTTTCTCAAGGGATTCAATAGCCAAATCCCCGTATTCCTCTGTTCGGGTTGCTAGTTCGGTTGTTGCCTCCGTAGAATCGTTTAAGGATTGACTATAAAGAACGAGTCCAACCCCTCCCAAAACCGCAGCCACAGCCAATAAAGGTGCTAATAGTGCTGCGGTTGATAGTACCAATCCTTTTATTGCAACACCCAATCCTCCGACCGTCAAAGTCCCCGCAGCCGCAGCCGATGACAATCCTAACAATGAACTCGCGGCACTCCCAGCACTTGCAGCCATCCCAGCCAAACCAAGGGAACTTAATACCCCCGACAAAACAAAAAATGCCGTGGTGGCACTACTTACAACACCAGCCAATTGAATTTTAATGAAGGACAATATCGCAGGGATTAATTGGGCGCGGAAGGCGATCGCTAAACCAGTAACAACAACTGTTGAGGTAATTAAAGCGGACTGCCACGATCCAACCAGAATGTTGATAACCTCACCCAAACCCCCTGCAACCCCTCCGAGAACCTCCATCAAGGCTTTATTCTGAAGAATAAATGTGTCAATTGCCTTAAACGCAGCAAAGGCGACAACCGCAACCCCGACACTCTTGAGGACATTCCCTAGTGCGGCGGTTGCAGCCGTGATTAGGGTCACAGATCCGGGTATCAGTTGGAGATTGGCGAATAATCGCGCCACTCCTGTTGCACTAAAAACAGAAGCTCCCCCTAAACTTGTGAATGCTGCTGCCAATCCCCACGCGTTCCTTGCTAATAACAGCAGTAGTTGCCCCACGCCCGGAAGGAGAATATTCCCCAAAACCCCGAAAGCGGAGGTAAGTAACTTGACCCCAAAAACGAGAGATTTAACCTGTAGAGCAACTACTAAAAACCCACTAGCTAGAGGTGCTATAGCCCCTGACAAAGCCGAAAATAGATTCAGTGCTGGACGCAATACCGCCATTGTGAATCCCAGCCCTTGATTCAGTGCCTCCAATGCGTTCGCCAGAGAGGTAAACAAAAATAGGGGGACATCTTTAAAAACCGTCACTACATCCCCCAAGACGGTTTTAAAAATAGATTGAAAAGCTAGACCCGCGCGAAGGATCTGATCTGTAACCTTCCCTGATTCGCCCACCAACATCTCAAGGTTCGTTTGTAAAAACTTATAGACTTCGTTTAGGGATTGAGTCAAAGGTGCTAATAGTTTTTCCCCCGATCTTTGTCCTATTAATTCAAACATTTCTTGAATGTTTGACGTTACTCCAGAAAAACTCTGTGCGGCTAATTTATTTCCAGCCCTAAACGCAGACAATCGTGTGGTTAATTCCTGAACTAAAGTCCCTTGAGCCTTCCACTTGGCAACCATCGTGTTAGTTATTCCTAACGATTTAGCCAAGATGGAATTCATGTCAATTGTTCCTAGGAAAATTGATTGAATCTCTTGTCTACTTTGATATAAAGGAACCTGTAATGTCCCCAAAGCGGCTGCAAAGTCAATGGTTAGACTCCGTACATCGCTTAGGGTAGCCCCGATAGGTGTAGCTCCTTGTGCGACCTGTTGAAATATTGGGATTAATTGCTTTGACGTGACCCCAACTAGATCAATAGAATCAATCCTTAACTGTCTAATCTGATCATTTATAGGTTGATTGAGAGCTAAGATAGCCTGGGTGGGATCTTTAATCTCAAACCCATTACTAATAATTTTTGAAGTTGCTGCCATCGTTGATGCGACCGATAGCAACTGCCCTTGTAGTTCGACAGTTTGTCCAATCAACAAATTAAACGGGCCGTTAGAAACCAACCCTCGAAGCGTTGACATCCCCTGCCCAAAGAATCCAATAACTGAGGTCGTCTGAACAATTGAGCTTGTCACTCCCCCAAAAGATTCACGGAATAAATCAAAAACCTGCAAAGGCTGACGTAGACCGAGGAGGCTTTCCCCTAGATCCCTGATTACATCGACAGCCTGGCTGGCGTTTGCTGTAATCGTAATGGTAGTCCCGCCAAATCCTGCCACCATCTAAAAATCCCCCTTTTCCTTGCTATGATTAAGAGGCAGTTTTAATTAAATACTACGCATTGGTTTAATTGCATTGGTTTAATTGCATTGGTTTAATTGAATTGTAACAATAAAACCCCAAGAATACCTGGGGCTTTATTGTTCTCCCTACTTGTTAGGGAAATTAATTGATTGGAAACGAAGACATCTCAGCGTTTAATTGCTCTATCTGCTGTTTGATTTCCCGAAACCGTGATTCATTCAAGGACGAGGCGTTATGGACATTCCCCTTAACAGACACTTGAATCCCCCCTAATAGTAAAGCAATCTTCTGATCTCCAAATTGTTTCCCAATCTGGTCTGCGGCTTGTTTCAATAGGGCAATCTTTTCTAGGATTTCAGTGGAGGATCTTTCTTCTGAAGGGAGAGCTTCAACTGCGGCAATCCGTTTGTCGATAACCGCCACTACTAACTTTGCCACAAAATCGACAATCTGATAAGTGTCAATCAATGGGTAAACATATCCCTCTGAGGAGTAGAAGAAATGTTCGGGGATTGAGGGACAGACAGCTTTTAAGGTGTTGCTAATTTTATTAAGCGACTCCGCGCTAGTGAATCCATCTTTTGTGCCTTCTATAGCCCAATTCAACATAAAATCCACAGGTTTTTCCAGGGGATACTCAACACCGTCCAATACAATAGAAGCCATACATTTTAATCCTATAATTTCTTAACTATTCTATCAAAAAATTGGTATTATTGGAAAATTCAAACAATTCACCAGAAAGGATGTGAAATTAGTGGGCTGTTTATTCTGATTGACCTATTAATTTCAGTTCCCTTGCCTAACTACAGAATAGATAAAATCAAACATTTCTGGATCGTTCTTGGCTAGGTAAATGGGGTTTCTGTACATCAATTCCAGCCCCATTGATAATACTTCTGTCCCGTAGGTATACACTTTCCCCATATAAGGATGTAACCATTTATCAACTTTCGTTATTTCGCTTTTACTATAGCCCCGATTACCCGTCGCTTCTTTTAATGAAACGGCTGACTCCCCTGCGGTTCTTTTGTTGTAAAAATTCAACACTTTTCGACTAACTGTATTATTATTCCATTCAAGCCAATGCCCCATTTCATGTACTACCGTCGCTATAGAATTGTCGCCGGGAGCTATTACAACCCCTCCTGTATATTTCCCGTATTTTTCCTTTTAAGCCTATCTTTTATTGTGGGATCATCAGTTTTAATCTTGCAGCTTTTCATGATGTTAATACAGGCTTTCCCACAGTTATAAGCTGTTGGCTTAACACACTGTGGCTTCTTATTACCTCCTATCCCCGCATCTACCCGATAGGAGTAGCCACTAGAGAATTCCTCCCAGTCATCTACGCTATCCATCCGTCCTGGGGTGTAAGGTTTGAAGTTAACGGTATTTCCATCTAACTCAAAATCAAACACCCTCGGACGGGCAGAATCCTTAAATCTCCCAGATATTTTACCCGTGTCATCTACCTTAAAGTCCAGCACGTCCACTGGGGCGTTATAGGCAAAAGGGAGGGCAAGAGTCTGGGCGATCGCTGCTTGCATTTGTGCTTTTGTTGGGGCTGTTTTAGTCTCTATGCTCATGTTTTTGTTCTTCCTTTTGCTTCAGAATTATCAAGACCTGTATTGCCGCAATTATAGGATGTTAGCTTTTCGCATTTGGGCTTCTTCATTTCAGAACATCACCATTAAGTTTATTGGGTTACTTTTTTGTATTGATTTTTCTTCGAGATAAAGCATAATTAATAGTAGGAATTAACTATGTTTTATTTGGGATTGAGTCGTCGCTTAAATTTCTTCTACTTCGACATATATTGTGCTATCTTTTTTTGTGACATTCTTAACCTTATGTTTTGCACTTTTTGGTACAACAACTTCGGACACCCACTCATAACCCTCTGGGGTAAGGTTTTGAATAGATGCACCCGTTTTATTTATTGCCTTAAGCACAACACGTTGTCCAGCATCACCGGCTCCTCTAAAACCAGCAAATTTTTCGGCAGTCTTGGGATCAGTAGTCCATGAAGCATGGGCACCTTGATTGTCTAATACCCCATCTTTGTCCCCTTTTAGCCAATTCATAGCTTCATCTTCTGAATCAAAATTCATCCCCCTCTGTATCTCTCCCTTGTATGGGGTCGAATTTGCAAGATATTTAGAAATTAAATTTGCTCCTACGTTTGGTCTATTTTCTTTTTGTGATCTTCTAATTGCTTCGGAATTATAAACCCACGATCTGACATATTTAACAGTCGCCTTAGCCTCGCCTTCTGTTATTTCAATTCCTTTCTTCCTGGCCATCTCATAGTATTCTTGTGGGTTTTTAGGTGTACTTTCATGAGTCCCATCACCAATCAAATTTGTTAGCTCAGGCTTCTTGGTCTCTGGTTCAGGTTTTTTAGTTTCTTCCTTTGGTTTAGATGCTTCTTTCTTTGGTTTAGATGCTTCTTTCTCTGGAGATTGAGTGGAACTTGGCGCTGTCGTTTTTTGGGATTTTATGTAGTTAGCAACACCATCTTTTATTTTTGATAATTGAGTGCCACTAACCCCGGCTTTCGTTGCAGCTTCTTCTAGTCTAAGAACACTAACTCCTGCTTTCTTTGCCAAACCTTCTATCTGAGCAATGGAAAGAGTTTTTGCTTTTTCTTTCGTCTGTTTTTCTGCTGGTTTTTTCGTTTCAGCATTAGGATCTGTTTTAGCTGTTTTAGTTACTTCTGATGCCTTGGGTTTTTCTGTTACTTTGGTTGTTTTTGCATAATCCTTCCCTACTTCCTTTAATTTACTAAGCCTCTCCTGTGAATTACTATCTTCTGTGCTGGATTTGCAGCTATTCTTAATATTGATACAGGCTTTCCCACAGTTATAGGCTGTCGGCTTAACGCATTGAGGCTTTTTTTTGCCACCTACTCCCGCATCAACACGGAAGCCATACCCTGCTGAAAATGCCTCCCATTCTTGGACATCTTCCTCTGATTCTAAGCTGTCCATTTTGCCAGGTTTATAAGGCTTATAGGCTACGGACTCCCCATCTAGGGTAAAGGAAAACACCCGTGGACGTGCCGCATCTTTAAATACTCCGGTAATATTGCCATTCTCGGCAACATCAAATTTAAGCACAACAACTGGGGCGTTGTAAACAAAATCCATTGACAAGGTTTGGGCAATAAGTAACCTCATTTGAGCTTCGGTTGGTGCAGTACCTCCGCCACCATCCCCAACTAATACTTCATCTTCGTCAACACGGAACAAAGAACTTGGTTTTGTTTTTAACATGATTTTACCTTTTATAAATAGAAACCTTGTGAGTTAATCACAAGTAAAAACCTTGTGAGTTGATCACAAGTAAAAACCTTGTGAGCTAATCTTCTCAACTAACTCCATGTCCCACGTCACGATATTTTTAGTTAGTGAGACTAAGTTACAAACAACTCCATCGGGAGGGTAAAATGTGGTGTCTGCTCCGACAATATAGTCAACCCCCTCACCCTTCAATTGTTCTTCTAAATAACGCCGTGAAATCCCTTTGACGGAATAGGATTTAGTTATTCCCTCCACTGAGCTTAGATTTTCAATCCCTTCCTTACTTGGGAATTGATCTTGAATAACCGGAGATGGGGTAATCTCCAGATACTCGTAATCATTGCCCAATCTTGTGCGAACGACAAGGCTTCGAATATTGGGATTGCCAAATCCCCCCGCGAGAGGGGAGATCCGGTCTCTTAGGGCTATCATTTGCTCAACAAAGGATTGACTCATTTCTTCTCTTTGGGAGTATAAGCAGCCTGTGGGTGGTCTGGCTTGTCTAACTTCTTATTGATTTCCTGTAACTCAACATAAATTGCTGCCATTGCTTGCAGTTCTGGCGAGGCAGGAGCCGCTATTCCAGCAGAAGTAACTCGACCATTATCAACGGTGAAATCAGGGAACTGTACTTTCATAAAACTAAAATAGGGGGAGTGAAGATAGTATTGCGGAGGTGGATGTATTGCCTCCCGTAAGTTGTCAAAGACCAATCATTCTCGGAGCCAGAAGGGGTAGAACTTCCTGGCCCGGATGCGATTCCCGTGACACTAGAGGCAATATCCGCCTGTTGAAACCAATCAATGCTGATTCGATGGGCAGCAATCAACATAATTCCATCCGTTCTCTTGGGATCTGCCCAACCAGCACAGTAATTATTCTCGGCAAAGTTTAAACTGTATTGAATCACAGAAGATTCGACTACAGCGAACTGAGGATAAACCGCTAAAAAATCGGAAGGGAGAACCATTTATTACCCACGGATGTTCATAGTATTGACCGATTTGATATTCTTGACTTGCTCCGCTATTGCCTTAGAAATAGCGGGACGATCTTCTCTTTTCTCGGATCGTTCTAGCCAATCAATATCACTAGAATTGCGAATTAGATCCAGGGCATCTTTTTCAATATAATCGAGGGTTGTTTCAGTAGGAAACTTCCCTTCCTCTAGGGTGGGAGAGATTACTCTGAATGCTCCGCAATTAACAAGTTGCAATCCGAGGGGATGCCGAACAATATAGTCATAGTCCTCGTCGGGAAGCTCCAAATTAGTCCCAGGCAGAATCCAACTCCCCCGTGTTTCCACCGCATCCAGGGAATTTTTCTTGGTTCCCCCACGATTAATAGGACGGGAGAAACGGATCGGCGAAGTGATAGCCTCCACTGATATTCCATAGGGAATGCGTGGATT